GCAGCAATGTACTTACCTGCGAACTCGCCAGCATAAGTAGTAGTAATTGATGTTGTAGTAGCCATCTTTTTTTAATTTATAATTTAATTATTTGTTTAATTTTTCAAGGATAGAATCCATAGTAGTCTTTGCTCTTTTAGAAGCAAATTTGAACCCTTCTACTTTATTCTCTTTTTCAGGGTTGAAAGTGATAGGTTTTACTTCTTCAAGTTCGACCTTAACCTCTTCAGTAGTTTCTTCAGTAGTAACTTCTGCAGTAGGTTCAACTTTTGAAAACATCTCAATTTTAGCTTTCAACTCTTCGTTCTCTGCTTTCAATGCTTCCATCTCGCTAAAGAATGTTTCTTTAATGATAGATTCAACCGTCTTTTTAGGGTTTGACACTTCAGCTTCAGCCATAACTTCTTCTTCAGCAACAGGTGCTTCAGGTGCTTCTACTTCGATTTCAACCTCTGGAGACTCTTCAGCTTTCTCTTTGATCTCTGCAATTATACCTTCAACTGCAACCGATAAGATTCGGCCGTCTTCCAATTCATACTCACCTACAGGTAGAGGAATTTTTTGTTCGTCTTCAGTTACGATAACTACAGCCATTTCAGGGTCAAAAGAATCTGCTTCGATCATTGTCATTCCGTCAGCGAGTTTCATCATTTCAAGTTTAACTTCCATCCCAAGAAGTTGCTTAATTTGTGTTAATACATTTGTTTTCATACCTTATTAACTTTTGGTTATTTAGTCTGTTGTATTTTTTAGTTAATCTGTCTTACCGTATTCGTGTTTACGACGTTGCTCGTTACTTGATTTACCGTGCTTCCTACGCCTTGCGCTTGTAGTGTTCCGTCACAACATTCTGCCTTATACGTTCCGTCTTCGCATAGGCAACCACGTCTACCGCCTTTAGGTGAGGTCTTGCTTACTGTTTTTTTCTTTGCCATACTTATTTTATTTACCTTGTCTTGTATAAACTTTAACATAATTTTTACTCGACTTTATTTTGCTTGTCTTACTCTTTGCATGAACGCCCTTGCGTTTTACTCTTGGCTTCTTTAGGAAGTTGGTTACGTTAGTTTGCTTCGCCATTTCTAATTTGTTCAAGTTTACGTTGCGCCCATTCTACACCTTCATCTCCACCCCAACTTAGCCACATTAAGCGACCGCATCCATCACCTAACTCTTTTTGTGAGTTCTGTCTGTGTCTTTCAAATGCTGCCATGCGTGAAATCGTCTCCTCTGAAATGGGTTCGTTATTAGACAACTGACTAGCACGAATTTTTCCTACGGCAGTTCCACAAGAACCCCATCCATTTTCTTCAGCGTATCTAACAGCTATCTTTGCATTTTCTACGGCTGCCTTTGGATAGTCAGTGTAGGAACGTAACTCCATTCTTTCAGCGTCTACAATAATCTTTTTAATTGCTTCAAGTAGAATTTCGTCTTCCGTTTTTTCTTCAATAAGGCTCATTTCGTATTTGTCCGCAAAGTATCCCTCAATAGAGAAACCTTTAACCTTACCTTCTTTTACGTCTCCCCACACCTCATCGTTGTTTACCTTCATGGAAATCATCCATGTTCCTACTGGCAAATCAAAACCATATAAACGGGATTTATCCGATTTCTCATCTTCAATTATCCAACTCTCCACAACGCTTAGACCTTCTAACTTGTCCTTGTGTTCATAAGTAGCGTTATTCTGATTTGAACGCATTAAGAATAATTCGGATGCTTTGCGTACCGTTTGCTCACTAAAGAAAATGTAATACTCTTCTTTTTTTTCGTTTACTCGGTAAATCTGTTTGTTAGGAACTAATGCAGCACCCATCAAGATACGCTTCTCTTCGTCTATCTTTTTTAGTTGAACCTCTTGTTTGTTTAGGGCAATAAAGTTCTCCTCTATTGCTGGAGATGAAACTACGCTTACGGCTTCAATACCGCTCATTTCGTCTTTCTCGTCTATTACTAATTCTATAATCTTATGCATAACCTATTAACTTAATGTTTAACCGAACGTTGCGTAATTAATTCTATTTCTATCTAAACTCTGCGCTGTAGTAACCTCACCACTCACTACATACGCTTGGATAGGCTGACCGCCTAAACCTGCAAGCGGGTTAGTAGCTTGTGCATTACCTACTATATTGAAGTTTGGAGAAATTACAGAACCACCTGCACCACTAGTAGGAGCGGACACACCTGCCGAACCACCACCTGCAGCACCACCGCCACTAGCTTTAAATTCTTGAGATGCAATTTGCTTAACATTCAACAAACCAGCTGTAACGGCAGCAGCGGCAGCAGCGATACCTAACGCTGGACCAACTACAGGAATACCTGCCAAAGATGAATAAGCAGCTGTAGCAGACTTGTAAGTGTCAATAGTTGCTTGTGCTATACCTACAGCCTTTTGTATTTCAAATGCTTTCTTTTGTTCTTTTTCGCTTGCCCCTGCAAATAACTGCGCAAGGTTAGCAATAGTAGTTAAGGTGTTTTGTACAGCTTGAATTTTTAAGTCTTGCTCTTGTTTATTTATTTCTTTTCTTTGCTTTGCATATTTAGCCTCTATAGCTGTTATTTCGCCTTCAGTTAGTTCTTTATTTGAAAGTTCTTGTTCTCTTTGTAATTCAAGCAAATCTCTTTTAGCCTGAAAGTTGTTTTCGTTGTTTATTAGATCAGCTTCTAAATAACCTATTGCATCTTTAAATTCTTCTTGACGTAGCTTGTTAATTCTTTCAGCTTCTTTTTCTATCCATTCAGCTTTAGCCATTTCTGACTGCCTAATTATATCTTCTTCTTGTTTAGTTCTATTTTCAAGAATTGCTAATAACTCGTCAGCTTGTTTTTGGCTTTCTTCCTTTTCTTTTTCAAAAGCTTCTTTTCTTCTATCCCTTTGTTCTTTTGCTGCGTCTTGCGCTTTTTCTGAAGCTTCTTTTGCTCTATCTTTAGCTTCTTTATCAGCATCAAATTGCTCCTGTCTAATCTCTACTTTTTGCTGTCTACGCAAAGCCTTTAAAGCATCATATTCACCCTCTAATGATTGGCGCGCATTTGCTGTAGCTTCCCTTGCTTTTTTAACTATTTCAGTTTGCCGCTCCATTAACTCTTCACTAGCATCATTTGCACGGTAAGAAGTTAAAATATCTTGCTCACGTAAATAAGTTGACTTAGCTAATTCAAGATTCTTTTTAGCAAGTGCTAGCTCTTCTTCTTGATGTTTAATAGCAAGCTTTCGTAATTGTTCGCTTGAAGCACCCGCAGCCTCAGCGTAATCATATTGGTATTGATTAGCGTCTTTTAAAGCTTTAGACGATCTTGCTATCTGTCTTTCTTGACGCTCTAATGCTTTAGTATGTCTATCCATACTTGCATTCGCCTTTTCGGTGGCAGCAGCCGAATCATAAAACCATGAAATTAAAGCGGCACCTGCGGCAATTAAAGCAGTTATACCAGCAATAAGTAACCCTATTGGGTTTGCCTTCATTGCTAAGTTTAAAAGCTTCTGTACAATAGTTACGTTTTTTATCTGAGCACCTAAATTCTTGAAAGCTTCCACGGATTCCATTACCCCGTTAACACCTTCAGCAAGTGCCATTGCAGACTGAACTTTGAGTAATTGTTCTTGTACAGCTTCGCTTTCTACACCCACTAAACCTAATGCACCTTCAAAAGCTTGAAAGCCATTTAATACACCGCCCAAAGATTGAGTAAGCGCATTAAATTTAGCATCTGGATTATAGGCGTCTGTTAAGGCTTTAGCATCACCAATAGCATCTTTTAATTCAGCTGCACGTTTCGCCGCATTAATGGCTTCCTTAGATGTCGCTCCGAACTTTTCAGCTAATGCAGCTACTTCAGCCTGCGCTTTTCTTAATTCAGATTTTAAGCTACCAACGGATTCCGCTTTAACTTCTAACTCTATTACTTTCTTTTCAGCCATTACTTATAGTCTTTTTCTTTTAACTTACGTTTGCTTTGTTTGTATGCTTCACGAATAGAAATAGGTATTTTATGTCTACCTTTTGCTATGTCTATGAAGTCCGATTTTCCGTAGAAATCATCAATCTTTAGTAAGTCTAATATGTTCTTTATCATGCTTCTTGTGTTAAAATCAAAGTATCTGCTTCTGTGCTTCCGTCTGTGTACTCGTAAGTAACGCCTATTTCATAAACAACCGTGTTGTACTCTTCAGATCGTAAATACATAGGGTTATTTTCCGTAACAAAATCATCCGAGTTTTCGGCAATTAGAGTATAATGCTCCGTTAAGGTCGGCATTGTAAACGTAACATCTTCGTCTGTCGTTATGTTTATATTACTTGCCGTTACTCCAGTAGCACCCATATCTAAAGAAATCTTTAGCATTCCGTTACCTAATGTAAATGGCATTAAAACACTACCTATTCCTTTGCCTATTGTTGGCATTTTAAGCGCACGTAAACGTCTGAAATCATAAAGTAGCACTAAGTCTACATCACCTGTATTTACGTTCGTCTTTACCTCGTTTATGATATAGCGTTTATCACGAATAACCAAACGATCATTCATCTTTAAACTGGTCAGTACAGGTGTAGGAAATAACCCTTTACAGTATGTTAGCCTTTGCTTTTTATTGTATAGGTTGGCTAAATAATTGTAGTAATATGTGATAAATACATTGTTCTGAATAGGCTCTAAATGGAAAGAACTATTATCCCACCCAAAATTCAATGTATAGTTAGAAGAGTTGTAAACTAAATCTTGACCAAACGGCATATAAGTAGTTATATGATTAGTCGTACTTCCATTGTTAAAGTAGAAACTACAAGACTTCTGCTCATTCATATACAAAAGAACTGGAGCAGGTATTACAGGCTCAAAAATTTTATTTAACGAATAAGCTACTTGTAAATCAGTATTGGTGAATTTAGTGTGTAATAGATTCTCAAAAGATAGGTCTATTGTATACTCTGTTCCATCGTACTCATACACTTGGTCTAAGTCTCCATATTCTCTGAAGTTATTATCTCCAAATTCTCTATTTAAAAACGTTTCGCTTTTTTGGTGTTTGAAACTTATCTTCTTAAATAACGGAACACGCTGAATATCTATACTTTCTACGTCTATATGTTTAGTTACATTGATTATCCTTCCTTGTGAATACCAATCTTCTAATGGGTCAATCTTGAAAGTTGTAGGATTAACACCTACACAGGTAAGGTTGAATTGCTTTAATACTCCTGAAACAAAGTCGCTTATTTTCATGTCAGGCATATTACCTGCTAAATCTATATTTTTAACGAATACGTTGTCAGCTATATTTACTACTTTAAAATCATAAAACGCTCCTGAACTATCCGTCTCTGACCCGTTTATTAACAATGTTAATTCACAATAATATTGAACGGTTACATCCTCTGTAGTCCTTCCTTTAAAAGTATAAATCTTGTCCGTGCTATTATCATAAGGAACTATAATATTAAATTCAGCAGCATCTCCAAAACCAGCTTCAATAGTGGATATTAAGTTGTCATTTTCATAAATATCTAAATAGGTAATGTTAGTTGCTATATTAGTTCCTAAATATGCATATGCATTAACATACATTTTAATAGCTGTATCTACACCTGATAAACTTAAAACTCCTAATGGATTTGCAGGATCAAATACAATATCTATTGAATCATTAGCAACATTTACAAACCCACCTACACCAGTTGTATCAGGATAAACACTCGTAATATCCAAAGGCTTTCTGTCACTATAGAAATCAAATACATCTTTATTCTTTAACCACAGATAGCAGTTAGTAAAACGCTTGTCGTTCAAAAACAAACCTTGAAAATCTATTCCGTATTTTGTCTCTATTGCGTTAAATATTCTTGAAATACGAACCGCTGGGAATAACTCTGTGTGATGTATATGGTGAGAGTTTTGGCTTATATCCTGTGAACCACCACCACCATAAACCCAAAGTCTATCTGAACTAATTAAAGGATAACGCACATCGTAACTTGAAGAACTCGTTATTCGTGTTTGAACCTCTGCGCCTGTGTATAGATGTGAATAAGGAGACATATCTAAAGTATTCAGCTTATCCTCTCCAAAATAATCTTGAAGCGTTCTAATATCTCCGTAAAACGTAATAGTGTAGCTTTCTACTTGTCCTTTCTTTAGGTTAGATTTCTCTATCTGAATCTTTCCTGTTCTAAATGGTATTAGGTCAACTTCTATCCGTGCTTCTCTACGTACTTGGTGGTCTATCGTTCCGTTTATTGCGCTCTCATAAAAATGCTGAAAGATAGCGTTGTTATGAGGTGACGCAGGTACGGTGAAACTCTGTGAGAAATCAGTAAATACTTTAGCTATATCCTGAACGTTCTGAACCGATGAGGTAACCTGTATTTGTTCGTCATCGAATAGTTCTATTCGTTCTCCCTCTATGTATACTTGAACCTTTCTCATTAAACAACGTTATTGATAATATCAGATGCGTATTGGAATTCTAAAGTGTAGTTTATCATCTTCGTGTTTATCTGTTTGAATAACTCCGTAGATTTCGTGTTTATCTTTACAGGTCTATTGTCTAACAATATTCTTTCGCTTGTCATAAGCTGTCTTAAATTCTCTGAAAAATCATCACTTACCCAGTCCGTGTTTACGGTGATAGTCTCGCTGTAGTTAGTGTTGAATGTTTTACGCTGACCTTCCAATACGTCAAAACTTACAAGGTTATTCTGAAGCAAGTTATACTCCGAGTTTTCTACGTTTATATTGTTCTTAGAAGCCTTAAAGAAGTACTCCCTTTGCCATGCGCCATATCGGTTAATAAAGTCGCAGCAGACAGGCTCGTAATGGCACTCCGTCTTTGGCTTAAACGTAGCTTCCCAAAGAACGTTATTAGATGCATCTGTAATTTGTGTTAGGCATCCATTATCGTAGTAGTTAGGGTTAACCCTATAAGATGTAATTACACCACTTGAGGGTATAGTAACCGTGTTAGTGGTTCCTGTAACTAACTCCGTGTATTTGACCTTGTATCCAGCTGTTGCATTCCACGTTATACTACCTGCTCTTTTTAGTGTGTCAGTAGAAAGAACCGCAGCGGAATCGTATAGAAAATAGTATGTTCCCGCATCTAATAAAATATCTCCTAAATCTTTGTTGTAACCCTCTGTGTAAAGTCCATATCCATCAAACACTTTGTAAGTAGTTGTGCTTCCTACTTGACTGAAAGTAGTTGTTAGCTTCTTAAATCTCTTTACAGATACGTTGCACCATTCAGTAGTTGTTAATGTTTGGTTGCCTACGTTATAGTTATTTTGGAAAGAAGCGTGGCTAATATACTCCTTTAGGTAAGGTGAAATATTGTAAGTAGTCTTTGTTATGCTCGGTGCTGGAATCAACTTACTTAACGTGTAAGTAGGTGACGTAGGTGCTGAACCTGTGCCATTCCAAATATATAACTCTACCTTCGTTTCTATTTGAGACGCTTCGTCTATCTCTATAATGAAAGGTGATCTTGCAAATATGTTAGCCATTATTTAGGTTGCTTAATTATATCAAAAAATAGTTTACTCGCTTCTAATCCGTATTTATCTATTAACTCGTCAGGCAGGTTTTTGTATGCTGCTTCAAATGGCTTCGTAAAAAACAAACTTGGCTTTATTCCCTTTGAATAGATACTTTTCGTCATTATCCAAGCTGTAGATTTGTAAGACATGAACTTACCAGTATCTCTGTTTTTGAATTGGATTCTCCGTCTTTCTACCCACTTCTGCATAGCTTCTGTTAGACCGCCTTTTTTACCCGTGCCACTACCAAACTTAAACGGAGACTTTGGTGCTTTAGCAGAAGAACGCTTACCACGTACCCCTTGATCTTGGTACGCCCCATACTCTTCCATAGAGAAATACATACCTATAGAGTTAGGCATTGCTTTAACCTCTCCTTTAATAGACTGATGCAGCTTCTTTGAGACGTTCTTATCCTTTGTGGTAAGGTTTCTCTTCGCTTGGTTTACTACATGGTCTCTAAAGCGTTCTAAAGCCTTTTGTACTTCGTCTTTTTGCATTAGCAAATACTCATTTCGTTAGGCACTATAATATCGAACGTCATAGTCCATCCAGCAAGTAGGTTCTCAAATCTCTCCGTGAATGGTTCACAGCTTGGCACACCATCTAATTGGTATTCGTCATTTGATAGACTTCCGTTAAATAGACTTGCTGCTAATCGTTGGCACACGGCTAACTGCGTATTGAGTACATCTTGCTCGTTGTCGTTGCCTTTGAACGTGTCTGTAGTTTCCGTCTTGCTAACGTCTACTATATCCATTGCTATTACGCTGATATTAAAACGTAGTACGTTCTCTTCGATGTTTACGGCATTAACCATAATATGAGACAAAGGGAATATAGTCTGCTTATTCAGGTCTACTTCAAAGATACTCCCTTCAGTAACCGTGTTTACGAACGGACTTGCTATAAGTTCCGTTTTTAAGTTATCTATTACGCTATAAAATCCTACCATTTTTGCTGTTGCTTTTTAATCTGTCTTATTTCTATTTCCGTCTTTTGCTTCTCAAAGGTTAAAAAAGTTAACGCTTTTACAAGGGGTTGTTTAGTAACTCTGTCAAATTCGAGAATGTTTCCTTTAGCTGCTGCATAGATTGATTGATACCATCCCCACTGCTTACCGAATTGAGTTTGTTCCGAGTAGTCGTTTTGCTCATCTTCTTCGTCTCCTTCTCCAAATAGTCCGCTAAAGCTTCCAGTAATTCTATTCCTAAAGTCCAAAAAAAAAGCGACGCTCCTAATGCAATGCTAACAGGAGTGAACTTCATTAACTCGGAATATTCAGCCGATCCGTTATACTCCATGATCTCGTACTTATCTCCGTCTTTCTTTACGATAGGTCTGTAAAGCACAGCCATAGCTTTATGCATATTATCCCAACTGCTCAAATACTTTTCAGCATCTATGTATTCACCCCAACTGATATTTTCTAAATCAGGAATGAACCCAAACTCAATATCCCCTATCTTAAATCTGTTTCTGAATGGTTGCTTAACTGAAAACAATTTGTTAAAATGTTCAACCATATCTGTTAGGTCTGTAGCTTTTATCTTCACTACGTCTTTTAGTTCAATACCACAGAATAGCTGTATCATCTTTTCGGAGATAAATTCAGCATCGTTTGAACCATCAGCAGTCCTTCTGAACTCTTGGTAGTGCTTTAGTGGTATCTCGTCTAAAGTTGTTGGTATTAACAATTCTAACTTCATAATATTCTAACTTTTAATCCGTGTTTCTGTAGTTTGTGTTACTATATGCATTTAGATATAAATTGAACGTTTCAGCACGTTTTATACGTCATTACATATAATTTTTGTTTCTATAGTTTATAACGTAGTTATAGGCTTCATTTAGCATTATCAAATGCTTTCTTATACTAAACATATCGTCAAAGACTATACGCACGTTTTTTCCTGTACGTTCCTTTATGTACTCTTGTACTACTGCTGTCATTTCCTCAACGGATGGCGTATGTTCCATAGCTTGTATTTAATCCTAATGTTTCCATCTCGTGGTAGCGTAGTGCATCTATAATGTGATCGTTCCCTCCTGCTGGTTTATTTAACCTTACTCCCGTCTTATCCGTGTCCCAACAATACGAACGTAATTCTTTGATGAGGTTGGTGCTGTCAGATGTAATTAAGTATTCTTGACGTTGCATTACATCTATACCATAGTTGATAGAATCTTTACCTTTTGTTACTCCTTTAATCGTTATTCCGTGTCTGCGTATCTCTTCAATACTTTTAGGTTCTGCGCTATCAGCATACACAGGAACGTTTTTAGGCAGTTCTCTTGCAATATCCGTGTTTAACATCCCTGTTCTATAAGCTAACTCTTTAACTATTCGCTGCCCGTTGTATGTATAAACTTGAACAATGGCTGTGGGATCAACTGAATAACCGAAGTCCAAACCTATTCCTATCAACCTTGCTTCGGGTGGGATGGTGTCTATTAACTTCCAATTGTTAAAAACTACACCTTCAAGACTTCCTACTAAACCAAGTCCATAAACATTCCACCAATTACGCCAGTACTCAGATGTGTTCGCCTTTTCCTTGTTCTTTTCTATTTGGTCTATTATGGATTGGTCTAATGCTTCGTTATCCTTGTACGTTAGAATTATGAAATCTGAATCTGGTTCGTCTTTTAGTTCAGTATGCACCCAAAACTCATTGGCAGGATTAAAGTCCAAATAAACCTCTTTCTTGGTACGGATAGCTAACTCGTTGTAAGATTCAAACGTTACGTTGTTGCACTCGTTTATGTAAAGCACGTCACGTCTTGCTCCACGTAGTTTAGATGAATCATCTGCACTAAAGAACTCTATTATACTTCCGTTGCCAAATTCATAGCGTAGAAGAGACTTATTAAAGTGTTCGTCATTATAACGACCTGTCCACTTCATTATCTTTAGAAAGTCTTTTAAAGCACCTCTACGTAAGTGTGGGATAGTTTCAGCTACTACGCTTATCTCAAGTCCTGAATGTCTTGCTGCTTTGTCTATGAGTATTGGTAGAATGGAAAAAGTCTTACCCGCAGATGTTCCTCCTTGTATTATTTTAATTCTCTTTTTTAATTTGAGAATTTTTTTAATTGCAGTAGTTATTTTAAACATACTCAATTTGTAATTTACCTTTTTTTAATTGCCTATAAAGAGAAGTAGTGCTTATTTTTAAATATGTCTTTAATTCATTTATTGAATCAAATAATATATTATTATAACAAACCTTTTTACTTGACGGAGCTTGTGCATTTTTTAATCCTTTATTCCAAGCAACTTGACCTTTTTTAAATGCTGTGCTATTACCTTGTTCTCCTACTATATTACATAAATTTTCTATGCCAATTTTATTAATGCATAATCTTTCAATTTCTAAAGCCTTTTGTTTTGTAATTCCATTAACTATAATTTGGAACTCATATCCATTATTATCCCAAACATATTGTCTCCAGCTTTTATTTCTTTTTGAACCACCATCAAATACTCTGTCATTTTTTCCAATACCAATATAAAAGCATCTGCCTGTTTTTATATTATTATGAGTATATACGTAATAATTATCCATCTTTTTAATCTTCAATTTCGTCTTCCTCTGATTCTAAATTAAACAACGGCTGTTCTACTATTGTAGTCTGTGTCTTCTCTACGAGGTTGTTTAGACGCTGCGTGATAGATGGATTATACATTCCAGCCATTCCACCTTCGATTTGATCTGTGCGTACTTCTCTACGTATACGTGAACAGATGGTTGAAAAGCGTTTATATCTTCCTCTTGAATTTGCAAAATAATTTGACAGGTCTTGAATTATACCTTCATCTGCACAATAGTTTTCGAAGCCTTCTATAGTCAGAGGTCTTTCTTTCTCTCTATATACCATTTCAGCATCTTTACCTACGTAGTCTTTTACAATAAAAGGATTCTCTTTCGTGTTTTTCTTATACGCTTGGAATAACTCCCATAGATGTTCTGGGCTGTGTATCTTATTAGGTCTTCCCATGATTCTTGTTTTTATTTATTATAACTTCGGATATATAACATAAGTCTAAAGTCTTAACTAAAGTTAATACATCTGATCTATCTTTTCTACTATATAATTTGTTTATAGTAGGATAGGAAGTATATTCTTTTATTGTTTTCGTTTTTATGTAGTCTTGTAGTTTTAATTTATCTACTAAAACCCAATAATCAATAGTTTCAAATGCAAAATAATCAGCATCACCATAAAGCCATCCTAATTTTCCAGTGATTCCTTTTATCTCTATCCAATGTATATTTTCATCTACATCTTTATTTGCTCTATTTGTTTTCTTTAATCCTTTTACATCTATTTTCTTTCCACTTATATTAACATCCCAATGTTCGTAAATATCTTGAAGTTTATTTGATAATTCGTATAAATCAAATAATTCAGCAAATTCTATCTCTTTGCTTTTACCTTCTTTTAAATATGTACTGATATTATACATTAGTTCAATGAATAGTTGTACACTTCAAAGTCTTTTTTGCTTATCTCTTCCATGTGGATTAGATTAATCTCGTAATCGTAGTACATGGTGTATTCAGCTTCTGCTACTTCTAACATTAGCTTTATAGCATTCCATGTTTTTAAATGTAAATCAGGATTAATAATCACTATGTAGTAATTAGTTACCACCTGTATTTTGTTCGGCTGCTTTAACATCGTTCGTGTTTTCGTTAAAACTTGATACGCACACAGCGAATCTTTGGTCAATATCTGTGTACTCACTAACCATTTTATCATCACTCATGCA